CTTTGCCTCCAAGACTTCCAAGGAGAACGGCGTGTTGATTTTTGAGTTCATTTTTCATTATCCTGTATCGGTTCGGGTTTGTCAATTAAATCCTTGTTGGATGAAGTAGTTAAACTTCCGCTGTAGCTTCCGCTGGATTGTCAGGCGGATAAAATTGTAGTTCATCCAGCATATCAGAAGGTTCGGACTTCCCGTTTGCCATCGCTTCAATCCAGCGTGCAGGGTCAATGGTTGCTGTGTGCTTCCATCCAATGTCCAATATCGCAGATTCAAACTGGCGGATTTCGTCAGTGGAAAAGCATTTAATCACTCCGTTAAGCGAATAGACAAAAAGCATCCGGCCAACAAGGTTTCTGATGAAACACTGACAACATCGTTCTTGGATTTGGTATTCATTCGCGGTGAGCCTCTACTTTAGCGTTCGGCAGCACAATCTTCCTCCAATGCGTTGCGTGATCATATCCACGGTCATACGCACCTTCCCAGATGTCATCGCCATCGGACCAATCTACGTCGCCGTATTTGTTGGCATCTTCTTTGGTTGGCAGGCGATCATCAACTAGAACCCATGAGAGTTCGAGTAGCATTTTTTGCATTTCATCAATGGTTTTCATATTCGGTATCTAACTATACGTCCGTTTTTGGTTGAGATGCAAGTGGGATTTTTCTTTTTGGTCTTTCACTCACAGGAACAGGAAGTGCTGTTTGTGTCTTGTTGATGATAAATGAAAGCGTCCCTCTACTGCTTAAACCAAACTCAACCATGGTTTTGTTGAATCCATTCTCTTTATAGTACTCAATAATCTTCACATGATCATGCTTCATGGCATGCCTGGAAGTGGCAAATGCGTGAGCGTGCCTAGCTTCAGCAGGTCGATCCATCATGTTTTGTGATGATGTTCCTGGCATAATATTATCAATGTGATTATTCAATGAGTTTCCATCTAGGTGGCGGCATACGATATTAGGCTGGTAGATTTCATCGCCAAATTTAAACCAAGCGTTGAAGCGGTGAACAAGGCACTTACAACGCTTTGTTTTTGGGCCGAATGAAAACACTCGATAACCAATATTACTTAGTGATTGACCAACAATCGAACCGTCTGGTTTTGTGATAGTTTTTCCATCAGGTGTGATACGGAATCCCATATTTGCAGCTAATTCCTCATTTCTGTTTGGTGTATAGAATGGTTTTTTCATATTACTCATTTTCTCTTGCTGGATCAAAACGGAAGAACCTTCCATTAAGGGTTGCCTTAACGATTTTCAGCCTCTCTCCATTTCTGTTTTTCTTGATAAACAGGTTCCTCTCGTAATTCGGCTCATCCTCCTTCTTTTTCTCCCATGCCTTAGCCTGCTTTTCAAAGGGCTTTTGGATGATTATCAAATTATCTGAATCTTGCTCGATAGCTCGCGACTCACGAACCTTTCCATCCTCATTAAGCTGTGATGGCATGATAATGTGAGCACCAGTCATTTTAGCACACTGCTTTGCTGTGGCCGTGATGTGTGCAACTTCTCGTTCACGGTTTCCACCATTGGTTTTGGATGTCAGGCAGAGTTGAATGTAATCAATGGAAGCCACCAATTTCTGCCCCTGCTTCAATCGCTTCGAGCGCCTAGCGATGTCTCGGCAGATTTGTTCAATGGTCTTGCCAGCTACATCCACGATGGAAATCGGCCACTTGGATAGACGCATCGTTTTGACGCCAATGCTTTGATGCTCAACACGAGTCAGCATCCCATGTTTCAAATTACTAGAATCAATACCGGCTTGTGAGCAAATCAATCTTCCAGCCTCTTCCGTGTCTCGCATCTCGTAGGTGTAGATCACGCCAACATGATCCTGAAGGCATGCTGATTCCACAAATTGACGAGCAAGGCAGCTTTTACCGTCACTGGATTCACCGGCGATAACAGTTAGTCGTCCATCCTCTAACCCACCAAGGTATTTATCGAAACCAGCAAAGCCGGTGGAGATGCCTGGAATCTTGCCTGGATTGGCGCAACGCTCCTCGATTCCATTCAAAACGTCTGTTAAAAGCTCTCCAATTTGACGACATGGCAAATCTGCGCTGGAATCATCGTTTACAGCCTCACAGACGAGCTTGGTGACGTGCTGGATGGCATCAGTAGCGGAAACGCCATCGGCCTCTTGAAACGCCTGCAAATGGGCAATACCAGCAGCCATGGCACCGATCATCTGGCGGAACGCAAATTTGTCCCGCAAGATGGTTAGGTAATACTGATAATTAGAAGCAGACGGAATCAGTGTGAAAAGCTCACTGATGAACGCAGGTCCACCAACGATAGTCAGCTTATTCGCATTTCTGAGAGCATGAGTGAGTGAGATTTGATCAATCGGCTTACCTGCTGCGAATAGACCGATAATTGTTGTGAGGATGATACGATTTGCCTCATGATACATGATCTCGGCATGGGGCGCTTCATCACACAGCGATGGTCGTTGAAGCAAGCATGAGAGGATCGCTTGCTCCGTATCATCGTCATACGGAAGCTGCTTGTTGAGAGAGGCTAGAAGATCCTCGGTTGTGGGTGGTTGTGTCATTGTTGTTTCTGAGCCTCCACGATAATCTTCGGCCAATTTTGGCAAAAGTCGAAAATTGTAGATGCCCTAACAAAAGCTGGGCAAAACTTGTCTTTTGATCGCTCCCAGCACCAAGAAACAATGTGGATCAGTTCTTGGATGTCTTTATCGCAGATGCGGAGGAATCCTTGAAGCTGCTTGGCATCCTTTGGCTGGAAATAGTACTTTTCACCAAATGTCTTGATGTAGCCATCTGAATAGGCGGTGATGAATGGATGGAATCTGGGGTCTGCTGGAAGTGGAGGTCTGCCGCGCCTTTTGGGTATTGGCATTGAAGAATTAAGCCTCAAAACCTCTCCGGCATTTATTGCCGGTAATGGTGTATTCTCTGATGTACTCTCTGTACATATAGTAGTTTGGGGAAAAACAGGAATCTGGATTGCTGGTTCTCCACAATCCAGTATGTGGTTTTTCCGCATACTGGACGTTAATTGATATTCATTGGCGCTAGCGGTAGCCGAAGCCCAAAAAGCAGAAAGATTAATGCGGTAGTAGAGTTGAGCGGGTATTCCGCATCTCTTTTCCTCCCAAAATGACTTCTCGCGCAAAATCTTGCGAGCGCCCTCCTGCTCATATCTAGTCAAGCAGGTTTCCACCTCCCACTCTTCTTGGGTTTTATAAAACCACCCATTAGGGTCTTTTGTTCGACTGCTCCAATAATAAGCCTGACTTAACATTAGCCCTGCCGTTACTGAATTTGTCATTCGAGCTAACAGCGGCTTAAACGCCACTGTTTTTTCCATCAGTTGATCTAACAGTGAAAAATTCATAGATCAAAATTCACTATTTTTTAACCAGTTCTGAAGATGACTAATTAAACACTTCACCTGATCTCTATCAATGTGAATTCTTGTACTTATGCTAACCTCTTCTGGAATTGGATAACTTACCCATCCACAAGTTTCATCTGTTTTGATTCCAAATTTGGCAGCATTCCTTGCCAAGATTTTTGGATTAGGGTTGTTAACGCCTAACCAAATAGCAGAACCTCCAACCTTTCCGTTATCATCCCCAAGCCAGATTGAGCTTTGTTCAAGTATGCACTTATTTTCAGACAAGTCATCAAATGCGACATACTGAAATCCATTCGATGTTCTTTGCGGTTCGTTTAATTTATTCATAATCTAAAACGGCCCTCCCCACGCAAACAGGGGTGGAAACCGAAAGACACGGCGGCCCTGAGAGGTGGGGAGGATTTAGTTTTAGAGTACACTGTCTTTGTTTTTAGCCGTTTCCACGCGGCATATAAATTTACACAAGTCGTTATTAGCGTCAACAAAAACTACCCAATCGCGGCCAGTTCTTCGTGTTGTGCCAGCACATTCTGCACATAGGCAATGTCCAAGGCTTCGCCAAATTGAGCTTCGAGCAGGCAATTGTAAAGCCTGTCTGCATCCTTGCGCGATTCAACCAGCTTCCCACGCCATATCTCCTCGATGCGGATTATTTGAGCCTGGAAGCTCTCCTGACGATCTTGAAGGCGTTGGTTTAACTCGGTGATCACCTCACCTATTTTGAGGCATTTAATCTCCAATTCGGCAGATTTCTTGATGATACTGTTCCGTTCTAGTACAATTTTGCGGGCAAAGTCTGTAGGAACCATGTACTCTTGAGAGAAAGCCATTTTCTCAGCCGCATCTGTCTCTGGTGTATTCATATTCAGTTATTGATAAAGTGTGCGTCGATCTCTGCTGCGATGTCTTCAACCATGTCGTCCAGTGTATCGACAGCACATTCCCAGACTGCATCGCGCATCAATGGGTCGTAGCTGGCAATCTGAATGGCTAGCAGATGGATGAGAACTTGAGTAGTCTCGTCCTTGGATGCCTTCGTTCCATTAAGTGTGCGAGCCAGTTGATTGTGAAGGCGGCATTCTGCGGATGGTTGTTTTGAGTTTGGCATTATTTGATTGTTCTCCGGCATCTTCTTACACCTTTTGGTGTTGTTAAAATTTCTTCATCGCTCCATCCATTTTGGATTCTGTTCCATATTACAGAATGAGGCCAGTTCAATTCACGGCACCATTGAGTAAGCAGTTTAGACTCTCCATTTAAAGTTAAAAATTTAGAGTCACAACGATTCTCAGCTTGTTGCTTTGCCGTTGCCCATCTCACGTTGCACGGCTCATAATTTCCATTATTATTGATTCTGTCTAATGAGTAAGATGAATCTGGAGGATGACCAACATCTTTAAAAAACAGATCAAACGGACTTTCTCCATTTTCACCAAATCTCCAACGGTTACACACTTGAATACCACGTTTGCGATAATTCACATGTTGAGGTTTTGATCCATAACATCTGTTAAGCATAGATCTCCAAGCCATGTGAGTTTTTGATTCAATATCACCTCTGTATTGCCCGTGTTTTACAGGTGAATTTTTACCTTTTAGGCAACCGCAACTTTTCTGCTTCAGCTTTTTCCCATCAATGCCTATCCATTTTTTGTTTCCACAACTACATGCACAAAAGCAGTGCCATTTGTTTTTTAGATATTGAAATTGATGATCAAGAACCAAAAGGTTATCAAATTGATTTCCCACCATTTTTTTTCGGTCTTCCGCCCTTTTTGCCATTAAGTTTAGACGATTGTGACTTAGCCATACTTTTTGCGCTGCCGCCTTTTCTTCCAAGTTCAACTGCGTTTGGATTTTTGTTTTCATTCATAATGATAATAACCTAAGCGTTTAGCTTTTCAAGAGAAAATATCAATAATCACTTGCTCTTCTTCGCCTTTTTCTGCCTTGCGTTGGATTGTCTCAATTTTTGTTTTGCTTGCTTCGTCGCCAGATATGATTCCAGCGTATCTGCATAAATCGACATGGTATTTTTCGCACAAA